TTGGAGTTGCGCTTTGAAAGTGTGAGTTCTGCGTAAGAAATTCCTGCACTGCTTCTTCAACAGTAAGAGGATCACCTTGCTTGTTATAGCGTGGTGTTCCATCTTTATCAAGAACTTCAACCTTACCCTCAGCATTTAAATGCACTGTATCTTTCATCAGTTGTTTAATCTGATCTGGATTAATAGCATTATTTTTTGATGCCGCAGTTATAAGCTGTTTATCTATTCTTTCGTTTTTTAATTCCTGTTCTAACTTAGTGACTCTTTCATTAAACTCTTGCGTTTTCTTTTTCATCACTTCATCAAACTTACCTTTTTCAAGTTGTTTTTGTTCTTCTAGTTTTTTTCGTTCATCAATAACAGAACGAGCTTGTTGCAAATCTTCCACACCAAGTTCTTCTACGATCTGTCTTTCTCTACGCTTGAGTCTTTCACCAACAACTTTGTCAATATCAATTTGTGAGCCTTTATTATTTACATAAGTTTCTTTTGGTTGCTCCTGTTTTGTTTCTACATTTTCAACATTCTCTGTTGTTTGTTCCACCTGTTCCGTGTTTTGCTCGTCAGCCATGAGTATTACTCCTTTAAAGTTAGTATTATTTTAAGATGTATGAGATATTTTATTCTTCGTCAAGTATAGTTTCCCACTCAGGATCATAAACAATAAAGCTATGACGACATCTATAACCGCCTCTATCAACAAAAGGATCACTTCCAGACTTACCTTTCCACCTTGAATTACTCCATAAATTCCTAGCTTCTTCTTCTGTAAATACTCTACCCATTTGTCTTGCACAAAAATCTCTAGTGGTATCTATCCTTGTACCAGAATATTTAAACTGCTTGATTCCTGTTTGATCTGCCTTGTATTTAACGAATTGACCATCAAACTGCATAATACTGTCATGTGCTATTTGACCAGAATATTTACGCATATTCTCACCTAAGATATCAGCACCATATTTACTAGCCAATGTTGATTTAGCTGAATTAACTCTATCTAAAATAGCTTTATTTGTCGTATATCTGTTCTTTTCAATATAGTCGACCAATCTATTAATAGCGTTTTCATTGGAGCGTTGATAAACACCATTTATCTTTCCTGCTATATTTTTAACCATATCGTTAAATGATCTACCGATTAATGCTGATTGATAGACTTCATTTGATATTGTATCTAAAAAAGCATTAGCGATATCTTGGAATCCACTAAATGCTTGGAATTTTAATTGGGTAATAACTTCTAAATCTGTTTTTTGTAATAACTTAAATTTACTTGCTATAGGTAATCTTTTAATAACCTTTTGATATTCTTTTACGATTTCATCATATTCATTAATGATTGCATCAGCTTCTTTGAGATAAATTCCTTGAATTAAAGTTTTTATATTTGGTCTATAGGCTATAGCGAATTGTGTATTGAATGTGCTACCACCTTGAGTCTTAGAGGTCAAATCTGACCTTATTCTATCTTCTAGTGTTTTTAATACTCCAATGATTCTTTCTTCGTGTGTATCAATTAAACGATTTATAGTTTTTTGTTTGGACATTCATTACAAAGGAAAATTTTTTTTCCAAGCTCTAATTGACCAATAAGCAGGTGATAATGTCTTTTGACCTTTTACTTCTTTTAAAACACCACCCATTCTAGCCAGAAATGATTTTTGTCGTGCAGGGATATTCTTCTTGATAGACATACCCCTAGCACCAAATGTGACTTTCTTGACATTACCAGAGGATTTATCCTTAACATAAACACCAAATTTTTTATTCTTACTTTCTTTAGTGCTTAATCTATAAGGCTTATTTAATTTAACTGATCTTCCTCTATATTGTGCCATTATTTCTTTTTCTTCTTCTTTTTCATATCAGATTTGGTTGATTTTTTTGGTCTTCCGACTTTACTTCCGTAGGTACCTTTTCCTTGGGGCATTGATTTTTCCTTTCTTCGTAATGTTTAAAACACAATAGTTCTAACATACCATATCTATAATTAAAACCAATACAGGCAAATTTACCACAAAAACATTTTTTATTTTGGTGTTGTTCTAAAGTCCAATTATAGAACTCTTGTTTACTTACTTTTACGCTTGACTGCACGTTTAACAATATCCTTATCAAATGTAGATGATCTGCCTCTACTGATTAGTTTATTTACTCGTGCCATTGACCATTGTGCCATTCCGATTCTTGGTCTAGATCCACTAGAAAGAAACGCACCTTGACCTCTGCGATAAGAGGATTTTAAATCACTAAAGGTGAATAATTTAGATTTCTTAGCTTTAGCTTTTAAATTTGCAACTGTAGAAGCTGATAATGGTTTACGTTTAACTGCCATTATATTTTAGTCCTTTGCTTTAATAATCTTAATGGAATACGCTTACCTGCTTTATATAGTTTAGATATTCTATCTAACAATGATGATCTTTTTTTTCTTTTAGCACCTTTTAAACCAGATAAATACTTTTTAGGTAATTTACTTTTTTTATCTTTAGATACTGTTTTACTCTTCGGCAACTTCTTCACCTTCTATTTGTGGGGTATCAAACTGTCCGATAGCAACTGCACTACTTTCAATTTCGTTGTCAATAGTTTTAATTTGTTCATCATCATCAACAACTGCTCTTGCAATTTGTTTATCAATTTCTTTAAGGAATGTATTTGATTTAACACCACTAGCTTTTGCTTTTTGTAAATATTCAAGATCGCTAGAATAATCTCTGATATCAAATGTTTCTGGATAAATAATTTCACCATCAAATACTTTATTTTGCCATTTAGCAAATAATGACCAGATCTGTTCTTCTGTGTTTTGTAGGTAATCTGCTTTTTCTGCTAATCTTGCGTTTAATAATTCAAATTCAGTTCGTAATGCAACTCCACTTGATATTTGAGATTTGGTATTTCTAACTGCTCCCATGTGTGTAATACGATTAATAGCATCTATTTTCATTTGTATCGTATTCATAATTGCATCTAATGATTGTGAACTAGGTTGAATAATATAAGGCTTTAAACTTGCATCTAAATCTTCTGGCATTTCAATTATAGAACCTGCACCTGCACTTGCTTCTACATTAGGTGTCTTTACTAGACTAGGGTGATTAGACAATCTGATTAATTGCTCTATCTCAGAGTAATCGTTGTAAATAGATTTCTGTAATTCTGCTACATCATTAAGATCAGATATACCAATACTTCTACGTTGTGATTTTTGATTATATAAAACTACCGCAGGAATCTCACCTAATACATTGGGAATCTCATCAATTAACTTTACCTTACCTTCTGCATAAGGTTTGTTAAAATCTTCAACAACAAATGTGCTTATATCTTCTAATGACCAAACTTTAATAGTTGCATAATCTTCAGTTGCTTCTTCGACAAGAGTTAATGATGTTAAATAAAATCTTCCATTAGCTAATCTTTCATAATTCCAATTAATAACATTTTCTGGAGTGTATAAGCTGATGTATGGTCGGATATCTTGTTGTAGTTCTTCTGCTCTAGTTTTGGTTATAATTCTGGGCTTGTCTATGATTGCCCAACAAGTTCCATACATAGATGCGTTGATTTGCATTTCTTTAACAACATTATTGAAAGACCTACCATCAAGATCTGCATCTTTGGTAAAACTTCTAACCGCAGGATCACCATCTAATGATCCATAGTTTCTAGTAGGTGGTACTCGGAAAAGAAAAGATGAATAGATTTGTACTACGTTTTTACAATGATTATCGATAGCAGTATTCTCTGCTCTTTTCATATATTCTTCATCTGTTTCTAATACATAACGATTTAATAAAAATCCATTTTGATAATCTTGCCCACCTGTATAAGAACGATAGTGGAAAGCCCAATCACTTATTTTTTCTTGGTAATGCTTATGTTTTGTTGTTAAAAATTCTCTTGTATAATTAGCCATTATGACCACCTCTGTGGTTTATTAGGTTTAAATTCTCTGCGTAATGGGTATAAATATTCTATCATATATCCTAAAGCATCATTAAAGTGGTCGTATCCACTATCCTTGTCTGGGATTGTTGTACCATCTTTATAAATTTGCCTTTCCAAACTTTTTATAACATTTTTACACTTTGAAGCAATATATAAACTATTTTTGCCTTTAGCGTTTTTCAATTTTGCATTAACAGAATTAATTCTATCTCGTATTAAAGGGTGATTATTTCTAACTTTTAAATTAAAACCTGCGTTCTTTAAAATAGCTAAATCAGTCACGCCACCTGCAGACGTCTTTCTTTGCCTTGATGCAGGATCTGGATAGACAGTTATTTGATAGCCCTGATATCTGCTTATTATTTCTTCTGTCATTTCTTGTGTATTACTAGAATATATTTGTATCTCATCATAAATATAAACAACATCATTAATAATTTCAGATACGACACATACCATGGGATCTATATTGAAATCCATGCCAATATGAATAGTTCTTGATTGAGGTTGATATTCTTCAATAATATTCTTTGTTCTGTCAAAATTATAATAGATGGCACCTGCATAATTAACAAAAGATGCTTCGTATTCTTGTTGAAATGTTCTTTCGTCTAAATCGTATCTAGCTTGTTCTATTTCATTGGCAGATACTTGACCACCTTCTAATGTAGTATATTTAAAACTATCCCATTCTTTATCTGTTTCAGCTTTTAAAAAAAGATTATAAGACCAATTTCCATAACCTCTGGGAGTTCCTGTAAAGAGGCAATGCCCACCTCTATCTGAAAGAGTAGGTCGTAAAACTTCCGTCCAAGCTGTATCTTTAATGTCTGCAAATTCATCTAATACTAAAAAATCTAGACCTACCCCTCTAAGTGATTGTTCATTATCAGCACCTCTAAGACTTATGATTGAGCTATTTTTTAAATGCACTGATAAATCTGCGTGATTAACTTTATCTACCCAACGATGTTTATATAATCTATCTATTAAATCATTCCAAACAATATTCTTTGCCATACGATACGAAGGAGCTACATACCAAACTTTCTTTTTGGGATAACGTGCAAATCTTGCTAATTCGTTAATGGCTAAAAATGTTTTACCAAATCTACGTCCACTGATTAAGACTCTAAACCTAGCTTGACTTCCAATAACTGTTTGTTGAGGTTTGGTTAGAGGCACTTTCCCCACCTAAATTTTTCTTTGTAATATATATCTTGTTTCTTTCTATTATCTCTTGTTTCCCAACCTTTTGCATTTTTACTTAATGGTTTTGTGATATTTTCAACTTTCCAACCTGCCCCTTTAAGACTACTACCACTTTCAGATGTTAAAGTATAAGTTATTACTTTTTTACCACCCATTTGTAGCCATATATTCCAACATTTATTATATAAAAAACTACAGGCGTTTTTTGGTGCAGGTGATTTAATACATAATCTTAATACTTCTAAAGTTAATTTATCGTCTAATTTTCTTGCAAGAGGTCTTCCTGCAATCATAACACCTATTAATTCATCATCTTTAATACAACCAATTGAAAATTTATGACCTTGACATCTTTTGTTATGTCTATGGTGTAAATCAACAAATTCGTTAGCTTCTTTTAATGTTAATGGAATAGTCTTAAATTCTTTAGCCATTAATCATAAGACCATGGGAGTGGATCGTTATTTTCTGATGTTTCTATTTTATCTTTTTGACCTAACAACTGTTTACCTAACCATATAAGCATAGTTGTATTTCCAGATTGTGCTTTTTCAAATTGTAGTCTTCGTAATGACATTCTGCCCTTATCTTTTCCCTTTTTTATAGTATCCGCAAAATTACGTTCTAGTGTATCTACTGAACACCCAAAAAATGATGCCATTTCTTCCATAGTGCATAAAATTGATGATAATTTTTCCAACTGATCTTCGTTTATTTCTATCTTAGGTCTTCCAACCTTTTTTTTTTCTTCCATATTTTTCACCTCTTATACCCAGAGTGTGGGTTTTAATAATTTATGTGGGAATTAGATTTAATTGTCAAATGTTTTTAAGGTCAATCCGTAATCATTCGTACCTTTAGGAATTTCTATATCATCACGAAGGATTAAATGATTTTCTTTTTTGAACTTATTGTAATTAACATAATGATGCCAACGACCATATCGCCATGTGACACGTGAAACATCTGGGTGCAGTTTTTGTTGCATTTGAGATTTAGGAATCGTTCCCTCTTTTGCATAAAATTCTTCTGTATTCCCACCTTTAATTGTTTGTGTTCTAGCTTTTTCTTGTAAGAAAATATTGAATTGAATAGTACACCAACCTGCTTTTAACATCTGTAAAGATAAGTCTGTATCTTCGTTATATCTTCCACGCCAACGAAAAGGCACATCATTTCTAATTAAATTACAACTATAAATTCTAGTATTGACTGTAAATGGTCCATATCTATCACCCCATTTATCAATCACAAAAAAAGTATAATTAGGTCCTGCCATAGCAACATTCTTATAACGCAAACAGAAATCTTCCATGATTCGCCACATAACACCATCGTAAATCTTGATACGTTTATTTTTATGCCACCTACGAAAGCATTTAATATTATCGTCCATAACCCAATGCCATTTATGACCTTCAGATATAGAATGATCCCATATAAAATTTCTAGCAGCACCTGGTCCGACTGATTTACTTAATCCTAGATCATCGCATGTATCATAATTTTTTTGGTATTCTTTATCTAAGACTAAAATATTTTTCTTATCAATGACTTTTGCATAATCAGTATATTCTTGTTCTTCAACAACAACACGATATGGAACTTGCATTTGTTCCAGAGCTTTTACAGTTAGACGACTATCTGATCTACCTTTGGTAGGTATATAAAGCGGAAATTGTGGTTTATTCTGTGACATATCCTTTGTCTTTAAGGACATTTTTATCAATACGAGGAAACCAGATATATTTAGTTTTTTCTGTGTAATCTTGTTTAATTAATTTAAAAAACGTTTCTACTGCTTCTTTGTTTACAAAATTAACTTTGATTGCCATATAAGGTGCTAAGTCATCATGTTCAAAACTTGGCATACCTTCCCATTCTTTTTTAGTATCTAGCCAATCACCATCACCACGATCAAATGTAATAATGCTTTCAAGTTCAGCTTCTTCAAAACCTAAATGACTTAAATCGTAATTATCATCTAATAATTCACCTAGTTCTTGATGTAGTTTTGTAAAATCCCAATCAGAATATTGATTAGTTTTATTATCGGCAATACGATATGCTTTAGCTTTTTGTGGTGATATATCTGCAATTACAACAGGAACTTTTTCATGTTCTAGTAATTTGGCGGCCTCGTATCTTGAATGACCAACAATAATAATATTTGCTTTATCAACTACGATGGGTTGTTGCCAACCAAATTCTTTAATAGATTGGGCAACTTTTTCTATATCTCTTTTTTGTCTAGGGTTTTTATCGTAAGGTTTTATTTCTGATAGTTTTAATTCTATTATATCCATTAATGTAATGTAGGTAATTTATTTACATGCAAACCTAACATCTGCATTGCTAAATCTAAATTACGCTCTGCCTCCTCTTTAGATGCCCAACTTCCAAAATTAACATAAGCAGTATAAGTACCATCTTCGTTATCTACTATGATATAGCTTTGTGGTTGTGACATAACTGATTTCTCATTTTGATAATTTTAAAATAAATTTTAATCGTTAGATTGCAAGAATGAATGTTTATGGTATTACTCAAAAATCTATTAATTTTTTCCTTGACTTATTCAAGTTTAATAATGCTCCTAAAGGCATTGACCAATTTGTAGAAGTGGAATTTAAACCACAAGATCGTCAATGGGCTAAAATTCATTTTATGAATCGCCCTTAGCAATAGCTTCGTCAAGTTCTCTAATATAACCTACTGACCAAGATAAAGGTTTAATGCCTTTTTTTCTCATTTCTACATCACCTTTAAACTTCCAATCTTGCATTTCTTCATCTGATTTTTCATCAATGGTTATCCCTTCATTTAAAAAACCCTCTGCGTTCAACCAAGTACTTGGGTGTTGTGCATATTGTTTATCTTTTAATAAATCATAATATTGATTATATTTTTTTGCTAACATTTCTGGTTCTTCAAGCCAATCTTTGTGTAATTTACTATAATTTCTTCTTGCTTGACCTTTATTGACCTTATAACAAATCTTTTCCCAAAAAATATCAAAGTGATTATTAATATTATATTTAGATATAGATATAGACTTAGATATAGAAGCATTGCGTTCGCTATGCGATCGCATTGCAGTCGCATTAGGGTGTTCCAATTTCAACACACTTGGTGGACTATCTGACTC